AGCGTCTATGAAAGCCAACGCGTCGCAGCCACCAAAGCGTCAAAGTCTGCACTAGATGGTTTTGTAAACCACGAGTGCAAGTACATTGTTCGCATTTTGGCGTTCTCCGCTACGAGGGCGTCTGTTGAGACCCCGGCTAGAACTAAAAGATCCAAAAATTCCTTAGCGGAAGGTTGGACCTCAGCTCTAGAGGCCAGAGTAGACAACCAGTTTTCATTCTGATTTCCGAATTCTATAATTTTCTGTTTCTGCTCATTAGTAACATAAAACTTACCCTTACGGAAGTCCTGTGTCTGACCAAAAGTCATATTCTGCGTATATGCAGAATTAGCGAGAATAATCTCACTTAGCTTGGGCCATAATTGTTTATAATATTTATGCCCTTGGATCGTATCGCATCGCGCCATAAGCCCAAGAATCATAATCTCGGGCCAAGCTTCTCGATCAGCATAACTATCCTCGTTAAAGAAAGTTTGCTGAATAATACGAGCCATTGGTTTTGTTATGACACGAACACCCCACCCCGTAGGTAATATCTTTTTCAAGAAAATCGTATCATGTTGTAACTTAAGAGTAGCCCCTGCATGCTTAAAAGCATCACGGGTATATTGTTCAATATCATACTCATAGTTATCTGAGAATTGTCCATCATCACCTAATGCAGCAATTACTTTCCCTTTAGCCTTATAAGACTTTGTGAAAGAGGGGTTTTGCTGCTGAATACAGGTTAAGTTAACCGCAATATTATAAATTGTGTTCATAATCGCGGTTAGCTGAGAACCTGAAACCCACCCATAAAACCTTGAGAAATATGTGACTGATCTGGGCATTTCAAAGCCTGGAAAAACAATTCCACCTCTGATCATGCACAATTCTAAGAATCGTGCACCCCAGGGGTCCAGCCCATACTTCGCAAAGAGAGTTGCCATATGAGCAACAAGCAGGTTGTGATAATGTTGGTCCATTGCTGAAAAGTCAAACGTATAAACGATTTTTCCTTGTGCGGAAATATCCTTAATAGTCTGATTCAATCCCTCAACGGTAGGTGCACATCCTCGAAGAGAATACACCCCTTGCTTCAGCTGATAATATAACTTAGCTAAAGCAAAGTTCACATGATAAGGCACTCCATACACCAGTCGAACACGGGGATAATACCCAATGGCACTGTATGTAGTGGAATAATTGCCTGGTTCACCATACCAAAGTTTGACTGACTTAGCAGTCGGACCAAACCTGGTTGAGATAACGGGAGATGCGATCATACCAGGAGCTAATCCAAAAGAATCAGTTCCTAGTCGATCAAGTTCATCAAAATATCTATCAGGTGAGCCCGTGGGCGGAGGCAATGCCCTCATCGTAAGAAGTCGACCTTTAATAGTCATACCTTCGCCGGAAAGCATTGTTGGCATTCCGACATTAGACTCTGTCCTATCAACCACTGACGTGACTGCATCCTCCCATGTGAAAGAGGATAACTTGGGAGCGTTATCCGCTACCATTTTGATGACATGCTCTAAATTCTCCATAAACTCAGAAGAATAGTGGTCAAAACCAACAATATCTTCCGCAAACGGAGGCTGGAGATAAAAACCAGGAGCCTTAACTCTTTGAATAGTTATTTTCTTGGAATCTTCGGTCTCCATTGAACTCCAGACAGGATCCTTAGAAGTAACATCTTCCAAATCAGAAATAAAATCCTGAATCTGCGGAATTGCATTCTTAAGTGCACCTAAGTCTGGAAAAATTGGTTTATAACCAGCGATCAAATCCTCATTATCAAGCTGCCTTAGCTTACCTAATGAAGTAGATCTAAATAAGGGAATAGCAAGATGCTGACTCTCACACCCCTTTGATCTAGCAAAAGAGAGAATGGAAGCTGATGTGTTCAGTGCATTTGGATCCGCGTCCTCAATTGAGGCTGGACCTGACAATAGCACCGGAATCAATCCTTTGAATGAATCCGGGCTATTATGCAGGACAGTACTCATCTACTCAACGAACTCTTCACCCTCAGCAAGAGTGTAGTCCGATTCTACTTCGATGACTTCTGAAGAACCATCAGGTTTAATCCTCTTAATCTTCTTCTTCTTCTTGTCCTCTAATGGAGAACCTGGAGAATTCTGACTCGCGCCAGAGGCACCATTTACGGCATCAGGGATAATGACATCCCCTTTACCTGGTTTCTCATCGGCCGAAGGAGGTGAATAAACCTTCTTCTTTTCCTTAAGAATCGGTTTCCTATCAGAATCAAGAGTGATCTGATCGGAAGCTCCAGCATCGCGTAATGGCGTATTGAGAATTGATTGATCATCTGGTTTTGGCTTTGGCTCATTTGGAATGATACCAGCGTCATGACCAGGTGTCAGCAAATCTCTTCTCATATTCTCATCCTTATTCTCCACATCCGAGGGAGGGAAAGCTGGAGGCCTGTGTTTGAGAGCAATCTCTTCGGCCCGCTTTGAAAGCGAGTCAGAAAGATCCGCAATCTTAGCCTTAATTAGCTGAAGGGATGTATCTCTTGAGACCATTAAATCATCGGGCTCAATATACACAAGAGGAGCATTCATAAATGAACGAGAAATTGGCCGTATTTCTTTATCATTAGAATAGGCCATAACACAAAATCTCTTCATAATATCAGGGTCATTGATTATCTTATCAGACAAAGCTGAAGATTGAGAGGAAACCCTAAAAGTCATGTGTGGTAACACTGCTGTGTACTTAGACCAGCCAGTAAATTTAAACCAGGTAAATGACTTAGTGGTTAACCCATCAATAGAACCCTGAACAACAATCTCTCTGAACTTTGTCATGCTATAAGCATCATCCGTTCTGAGGGCTTCAAGCATTTCAGTCCCTAAGACAGGAATGTCAGCAATGAAGCCATCACAGAATGTCTGCGCATGAAAAAAGAGTTCAGAAAGAACAGGAAATTGAGTGTGCATAACGAAAGTGTATTCATTATCAGTAGCAGAGCTACGAACAACGACTGCATTAGCGTTATAATAAGCTGCCTTCTTGATATCCTCTAGCTGTTTAGCATAGAAGATCTCAGTAGGCACGCCGTAAATGAAATTAGTTGAAGGTCTGATCCAATTCTCATTAAAATCAGACTCTTTATTTGCATTGGTAAGTCCACCTTTAAACCAGAAACCCACTGCAGCGAAAGATGACGCTAAATCTGCAAGATTATATTGCATATCAAATTGCGAAGCTGCCGCAGAGAAATAATCTGATAACGCCTTATAGGGCGATGGCAGCGTTTGCAATATTGAAAGCAATCCTGAGATCGACGCATCAACGCAAAGTGGATCAGCATAAGCCAAATAGTCCACGGGAATGGGCATTTCGGCATAGTGAGCCATGGGTCTGGAACCAATAAACAAAGTATGATCATTGGTAAAAGTAATTCTGACATCAGAGGGATTAAAAGATCCACTTGGCCTCTTGCCAATGGCTCCCCCACGAAGGAAGGATAGCCACACATTGGGCTTAATGGTTCCAAAAACGAGATTTTTAATTATGGGAAGGATGTCAATATTTCCCATAAATCCACGCTTTGGACTTATTCCCCCTTTTTCAGCATGAACATAATCAATCATATTCCGCGGAACAGCATCGTTAACGATGAGTTGCACGATTGGAGATGCGAATTTGATCGTCCCAAATTCCGTTGCTGCGGGAATTGTAGGTAGATCAAAACCGACAAATTCATTCCATGCCTGAACTGTGGTGATTGACTTGTCAATCTGCTGAATATGGGAATCCAGTGATAAACATGCATGATACATGACATCAATATACTGATCACGTGTCATACATAAATTCATTAAATCCTTTTGTGACAAAATCTTGTCCTTATAAAGAACTGATTGTATCACCGGATCACCTGCCTTCACTAGAAACTCATCCTTATCAAAGGATTTGAGCCCAGCAAAGTCAGCAAGGATCTTATACTCAAGAGGAAGCAAGAGGGCCACGCCATAAAAATCCTTGAACCACCGAATGATATCCTCAGTGTGCTTGAGGAATCTATCAGGAACAATAGACTTACAGAGTGAATCAATAACATCCATCTTATGAGCCATATCCTTATTATCAGATAGCTCATTGTCTGTCCAGGTTGTCAAGACGACATTAAGATCCTTAACAAGTAAGTACTTAGCGTACATAGACATAAACCTGGGCGCAATAGCCATAGCTGAATAATACTTCATAAACCGCTTGACTCGGGTCGCCATCGCATCCATTCTCTGAGGAGTATTTGGAGCTTCTGGCCGCATTGCTGTTTGATAGGCTTCCGGTGATGAGGTTATATGACAGTAATCAAGATACATAAGAGCCATAATGTAAAAAGCATCATCAGAATTTGTGAGCTCATGAAATCCAGGAAAATTAATCCCATAGAACATGTTCTCAAGCTCTGATCTTTGCGCCACAAAAGGAGCTATGTTTCTTTGCTCAGTATAAAAACCTGGTCCTAGACCAAGGGTAGAAATACAGAGCTTGGCAAATGACTCCCAACTTGTCAGTTCAACTGACGTTATTGGGGAAATTGCCTTTCTATTAACAGGCTGTCCAAAGAGGGTGGCCATCCAATCAATTGGAGCATTAGGATCAGGTTTCCCTGTCTTGTCCAAAGTTTTCTTGGAGAGAATATCATTCTCTAAAGACCAATCAGCCTTTAAGCGTTCGAGCAAAGTTTGCTCGGAAAAAGCTCGGCCAGCGTAATATGATGATTTGGATACTTCCATTAACGATGAGAAATTTGCCGCGTTTTGCGCTAATCGCATAAGCGTATTAGCAACAGCAACATCGTTAAATGGAGTCTTATTCAAAACACCACCACGCGCAGAGATTTTAAATTGCTCAAACATTTGGAGAATGGGTGTGAGCAAAAAAGCTTCAGCCTCACCGGTAAAATATTTAGTCGGCTTAGCAAAGACAGCATCCTGAAAAACAAAGTTAATCAGGAAATGATTTCGGAAACTGCGAATCAGATCGAAGTTAATAAACTTCACAGTCTGATCGCGCTTGACGTCCGCAACGAATAATTGCGACGCATCTTTGACTTGTTTCATAGACAAAAATTTTAATTAAATTAATTAATACTATAGTATTTTGCAACGGTCTTATCCCCGGAAGTCCGGGGATAAATAAATAAAAAAC